GCTATGAAGGCAGCCTTTTCAACCCCAACAAACACTGCGGCGCAGCTTTCTTCAACATCTGCCGTCTGCATATGGCAAGCATCCGTCCCGTGCGACGTGATGCCCAAGTCATCGAAATTGGACTCCGTAGCCAAGTCTGGAACCGCGCCAACGGCCTGTGCAACTTCAACGCAATTCCTACTCCTTTCAAGCTGCATCAGCTCGATAAGCAGGACATTACGCTTACAACGCCTCGAATGGATAAGTACTTCGAGCGCACATCGTGCTTTTCTATTTGGGTACGCCCAGTTCAGGTGTATGGCCAAGCCCAGCAGCCTTGGCGCAGGATGCCGCAAGTTTTCTGCGTTACTGGTAATGCGCCAGTCGATCAGTACAACTACATCCGCATTCGTCCTAAGCAAATTGGATACTACGAGTACCGATTTATTCCGCGTACAGGATCGGATATTGCAATCAACAGCATAGATACAAACAGAGTTATCCGCTTAAATGCGAATACTGGCAGCATCTTGGGAATAGACTTAGATACAGACTATGGCGGTTTTAGAGTCACAACTAACGGCGATGACACTATAACTATTGCTGACATTCGCTTAAACGACGAACTTGTAACAGATCCACAAGAAGGCAGCAGTGTAACCACCACTCAAACCACGCTCCCAACAGCGCTATCCCAATACGACCAAAGCTCAAACAACGGTAGTATCCAGCAAATCGTCAATGCGTGGCTCACCGAAAGACTGGGATATGCACGCGATTATCCCGGTCGCGTCCGCAGCGCCACCATCACATTTGATAAGCCCGGCGTGGGGCGAATTGTTTTCAACGTAAACGCCACATCTGTAGCTGGCACACTTGGCGTCACCATTGGTCAGGTCTATCTCAACGCAAACCGTGGAAATCCTTACCAGTGGACAAATGTCTCTTACAACGTCATTTCTGCAAACGGCACCTGGAACACATCCCACAGATTCACTGTCGTCATTCCGGTCAACAATGACTTTTCGCGCGTAGGCGGCTACTCCGCAGTCAACGTTGCCTTTGCTGTTACTGCTGTTCAAGCCGTATCGACAGTCAACAGCTCTACAGTCAGCAGCGCTGAGCGCGTATTTGAAGAAAACTCGCAGGTCTCAGACTGCAGCCACTATCTGGAGCTGACCAAATCCAACGAAAGCGGACCCGAGCATCAGATCGTTTACGTCAACGAGTGCATTTCCAACGAAACACTTGCCGAGTACTACGGCATGTCCACGCTGGGATTCACCGTTAAGTCCAGCGGTCAACTTGGCGGCATCGGTCAAATACGCGCTTGGGTGCCAACCGGTATCAGCGTTTACCGCTTGATTGAGCAGGACAACAAACCCAGCAACCTTTTCGCCGATCTGGTCTACTACCTCCTGACCAGCAAGAGCCAAGGTGTCGGCAATGTTGTCCCTACAGAGCTGATCGACGTTGAATCACTCACCACAACCGCCCAGTACTTACGCGCCAACAAGATCTTCTTTGACGGCGTGGTGGAAGACAGCGACAGCCTGCGCTCGTTCCTGTACGACAACGCTGCGCTTCAGCTATGCAACTTCACGATCAAAAACGGTCGCTTCGGCATGATGCCGGCACTGCCTTACGACAGCAGCTACCAGATCAGCACCACGCCAATCGCTATCGAGCAGATCTTCACTGCCGGCAACATCATCCAAGACAGCTTGCAGGTCCAGTACATCGACGCCGCCCAGCGTTCAAACTTCCGTGCTCTGGTTAGTTGGCGCATTACCGTCGAAAACGACCTGCCCACGCAGGCATCTGCCCTGGTCGACTGGGCAGACATCGCGGAAGGCAACCGCGCCACCACCCAGCAAGCCTTCGATCTGACCGACTTCTGCACCAACCGCGCCCAAGCGTTGCTGACTGCTCGCTTCCTGCTGAGCATCCGCCGCCGCGTCACCCACACCGTCAGCTTCAAAACCGTCCCCGACGCCCTCGGTATCCAACCCGGCTCCTACATCCGTGTGATTACCGAGTCCACCAGCTACAGCGCCACCAACAACGGCGGCATCACGGACGCCGGCACCTTGGTCAGCATCACAACCATCGCCAACGGCACCTATGACGCTCTCGTCTACAACCCTTCCACTGGCGCTGTAACAGAGCAACGAATCACCATTACAAATAACGCCGTCACGGATTCAAGGTTGTACGGATGCCTGTTCACACTGCTCAGCGTGGAAGCCAGTGTCGGCATGTACCAAGTGGAACAACTAACCGTCGACGAAGACGGTCTCGTCAATGTCAGCGCTGTAGAGGTTCCGGTTGACAACACCGGAGCTAGCATTGTGGCAAAGGACGTGCTAAACGAAGCCGCGTTCCGGGTGCTTGAGTAATGGCATTTCCTGAACTACGACCAACCAGCCGCGACTTCAGCCCAGGTGACTGGCCAACCAAGCGCTTCAACGCGCAATCTGGCACCGAAATCCGCATTTTGTACGGCAGTCAGCGCACCAATGCCAAGCTGAGCTTGACCTACACAAATATCACCAACGTTAGTGGACAACTCTTTCTAGACGACTACAATAGTACTTATGGCACACTGCGTACATTTACGCTGCCGTCTGTAATTTTTACCGGCTGGCCCAACACCACAGGGTTAAACGCACCACCTGGCACACGCTGGCGCTACCAAACTGAGCCCAAGATCCAGCACTTTTACGCCGGCCGCTGTTCAGTTTCAATCGAGCTGATAGCTGTCGCCTAAGTCGCCGTTAAACTAAAAGCACTGCACCAGACGTAACTTCCATGGCTTTCTATACAGGGCGTACCGGGTCCCTAACCTTTAACGGAAAGCCCGTAGCCAAAATCCGTGATTGGTCGTTGAATACCACGGTTGAGTTGCTGTCCACCAACGCCATTGACAGTACCGTTAATACCTTTACCCCTGGAGTCAAAGGCGCAACAGGTAGCGCCACACTTATCTACTACAGACTTGAAGGCACCGAAAGCGCCTCTTTCACGCAGTTCACAGCACTTCTTAGCCGAATTATGAAAGGCGGTGCTGCAACCGAATCTGATCGCGTGTTTTTGGAGCTAAATGTAGGCGGCGGTGCTGCAGACGATATCAAATTCAATGCGTACATCACTAGCGCCCAAGTCAGCGTCAGTACTGGCGAGTTGAGTACCGTGCCAATCCAATTCACCATGGATGGTGACTTTGTTGAAGTCGTCACTGCATAATGGCTGTTTTTCTTGGTGCAACAGGGAACATTCGACTAAAGCGCGGTAGCCAAGCCGGTCTTAGTCAGTTTGCCGATCAGATCACCCCGGACGACGTAACAGTCCCGCTTAACCGGGTCGGCTTGGCACGTTCTGGTGACAACCTCGTCACCGGTGATCGTATCGAGATCGCCACGACCGATCCACGGGGTTTGATCTGTTTTGCCTCGTCCAACTGGCCCAGTGCCACAGTTGAAGACACCATTACCGCTTACGTCAACGTCAATGCCGTTGGCGGTTTACGCCTGTTTGATACCTTTAACGAAGCGGTCAACAATAATCGCGCTGCAGAATACATAGTCACCGCTTTTGCTGGTGCAGCACTTCCCGTAACCATCACTTTACGAGATAGTGTTTCTCGTGTACTCGGTAATGTTACCAGTTACGAACTTAATACAACACGTGACCAAGTAGACACTACAGCCCTCAGCGACAAGTTCAAAACACAGTTTGCCGCTGGTCTGATCAGTGGCAGCGGGCGTATCAACTGTTTGTTTGACTACAGCACAACAGGCATTAAAGAAGTTCCTTTGCTGTTAATGCAAACATTACAACGTGTAGATATAGGCAGCAGTTGCGACTTAGCCCTGTATATCGTCGACAGAGCACTTGATCCTATAGAATCATCAGTGTACTATGAATTTGAGGCTGTCATTACAGCATCAGGAGTAAGCGTAAGTCCTGACGCATCTATAACGTGTACTTTGGATTTTGTAACGACCGGTGAAATAAAACTGTTAGTTGGCGAACCTTCCGGTTACATCCTCAAAGAAGACGAAGACCGTATTCTCTTGGAACGCTCTCTCGATTTCCTGCTGCAGGAATCCGAGGACTAAACTGGATCAAGCAGTATCCACTAGCGGAGCCGGGTTTTGGCCGACCAGCGTATTACGCAACTAACAGCGCTGCCCAAAGCTGGGGTCGCTGCTACCGATGTCCTGCCCATTGCCGACATCTCGGCAAGCGAGACCAAAAAAGTAACCGCCAAGGATCTGGTTGCCGCCGGCCTCGATCTTGTGGACAACGGCGAGATCGACCTCGCCAAACTCGATCAGAGCAGCGCCACCAAGCTCGGCACTACTGCGCTTGCTGACGACGCGGTCACCTACGCCAAGCTACAAAACGTCAGCGCCACCGATCGTCTGCTCGGCCGTAGCAGCGCTGGTGCTGGCAACGTTGAGGAGATTCCGCTGACCGCAGCGGGTCGCGCTCTCCTTGACGACACCGATGCCGCAGCCCAACGGACCACACTGGGATTAGGCAGTATTGCCACCCAAAACGCCAATAACGTCGCCATCACCGGCGGCACAATTACTGGCGGTTCCATCACCGGAATCACTGATCTCGCCGTAGCTGACGGTGGCACCGGCGCCAGTGACGCCGCCACAGCCCGGAGCAACCTCGGGCTAACCATCGGCACCAACGTCCAGGCATATGACGCCGGCCTGAACTCAATCGCGGGCCTCACTACCACCGCAGATCAAACCGTTTACACCACCGGCGCCGACACTTACGCGGTAACCAGCCTGACGGCTGCAGGTCGTGCCCTTCTTGACGATGCGACAGCAGCAGACCAACGCACAACACTCGGCCTCGGCTCTGTCGCTACGGCCAACCAAGTCAGCACCGCCCAAATCCAAGACGACGCGGTCACTGCCGCAAAGCTCGCCAACGAATCCACGGTCGACTTCGTCACAACGCTCCCCGCCAGCGGCGAATACCTTGGCCAACTAGCCCGCGTAACCAGCGATAACAAGCTCTACTGCTGGGACGGCGCCACTTGGGTCAGCATCAAAGCCGCCGGCAGCGTTAACACCATTGTGGGGGGCACGGCAGGCGTCGTTAACGTCACCGCCACTGCATCAGGTGACACCGTAACCATTGGCACCACACTCGATAACACGAGTGCGGCAGGACAATTCCTCGCTGGCCCTTCCTCGGCAGCAGGTTCGGTGACATACCGCACCATCGCCGGTGCGGACATTCCAACAGCTACGACTGGAGCTAAAGGCGGCGTCATTGTCAACGGCAATGGCCTGACGATGAGCGGTGACACCATCGCCATTAACAACACTGTCACCGCAGAAACCAGTAATTACCACGTCGTCCAATACGACGCCAAAGGTTTGGTCACCGGCGGCCGGCAAATCATCGCGGCTGACGTTCCGGTCGCTACTGCTAGCAGCATCGGTGTCGTCAAACCCGGCTCCGGTCTCGGTGTCGATGGCGCTGGAACACTTGACCACACCAACTCAATCACCCCGGCAAGCGCTGCCAAGGTCACCTACGACAGCCAAGGCCACATTGTTGCTGCACTGGCACTGTCCGCAACTGACATCCCCGAGCTAGACGCCAGCAAAATTACAACTGGTACGTTTGCATCGGCGCGGCTTGCTGCCAATAGCGTCACAGCAGAACAGCTTGCCGACTACGGCATCGCGCAAGTCAGCAGCACGCAACCGATCCCCGAATTTGCGGGCCAGCTCTGGATCAACCCCACCGACCGCACAGCTTACGTCTGGGTCGGCCAAGTCTCTCCAGCTCAGGGTTACTACCTCCCCCTCAACAACGAGTTCGGCGCTCAAGCCAACTTGCGTTTTGGTGGCACCTATAACGCCAGCACTAACACGATCGCCAGCCTTAATACCTATGGCGCATCGGCAGGTCTGACTGTTGGTTCTGCACTAGTTGCTCCAACCGCCGCAAGTTCTGGTCTCTACTTGCTGGTTACTACGTCAGGTACTGGCACGGCTCCGGCACCAGCCGTTGCACTAGACGTTGGCGACTGGATCTTGAGCCCAGGTTCTGGTACGACTTGGACTCACGTCAACATCGTGGGCGCAGGCATCAGCGTCATTGATGCGGGCGACGTTACTTTCAACGGTGGAGCACTCAGTCCGGCAATGACCGGCGTGGCAGACGCCGAAGCTGCGTTGATCACACTGTGGGGTCGCGTGCAGGTTGCGACAGTGTCAGTGGCTGGAATTGTGCGTGAAACTACAGAGATCGCCGTAGATAGCGTTGGAGCAATGACAGTTGGAGTGGTCGATGAAGGCACCTACTGATGTCAAGCTTCAATTACAACGGCGAATACCTCCCTCGCGGCGGCGTTGAAGGCGAAATGCTGATCAAAGTCAGCAATGCTGACTATTACGTGCAGTACAAAACGCTGCCCGAAATCTTCGACGAATACGACATTGTGATCGACGAGGGTGAGTATTAGTAGACTGCCTGAGTAACGCCGTCCCAGAGGGGAGTTAAGGCATGGCTACTTGGCAGCATCTCCGTAGCAGCACCGCAAATAAGCGCCCCACCACCAGCTTGGCTGACGGGCGCATTGCAATCAACACCAACACCGCAAGCCCCGGCCTCTTTTTCAAGGATTCCGCTGGCACAGGCATCGTCAAAGTAGGCCCTGTCCACGTAGGTACCACAGCGCCGAACAGCGTGCCGGCTTCCGGCGGCAGCACCGGAAACTACACAGGTGAGCAGTGGCTGGACACAAGTGTGTCCCCTGCTCAGATGAAGGTCTGGAACGGCAGCACCTGGGTCGGCATCGTCGCCGACGAACTGCCTGTCTCCAAACTGCAAGACGGTGCTGCCCGCCAGCTCATCCAAACTGATGCTGCTGGTACCGGTGTCGAGTGGACGAGCAACGTAGACGTGCCCGGCACGCTGGACGTTACCAGCACCGCAACATTCGACAGCATTGCGCAGCATCCGTTGGGTATTGCTGGCGCACCGACGATTACCTTCACCGGTAACACCAACACCGGCATCTACTCCCCCGGCACAAACCAAGTAGCCATCTCGACTAATGGCACTGGGCGGTTGTTTGTTGACAGCTCCGGCAGGTTGTTAGTTGGCACGTCTAGTGCTGCTACAACCTTCTTCGGAGGAACCATCACGCCGCAGCTTCAGTTAGAAGGAACAAATAGCAATACAAGCACACTTTCCTTAACAAGGCGTGAAAATGGCAATGCTGCTGCATTACTTTCTTTTGGCAAGACGCGTGGCGGCACAACTGTTGTACAGGCTGATGATGGACTTGGTTTTATTTCGTTTGAAGGTTCAGACGGAACAAACTTAATTAGAGGTGCATCAATCACCGCAGCCGTAGATGGCACCCCCGGCGCTAACGACATGCCGGGCAGGATCGTCTTCAGTACAACCGCCGACGGAGCGAGCAGCCCGACGGAGCGGATGAGGATTACTAGCAGCGGGCAATTATTGGTTGGAACCTCTAGCGCTGTTAATAATGCAGACCTCCAAGCTGCCAATTCTATTTCTGTCGGTGGCACAATCAAAAGAGAAGTCTCCAAAAGATTGAATCTAGCTGACAATACAAGTACAACTCTTTTTACATTCCAAATTCCAGGTGGGAGTTCTCAATCGCATCGCACATACGTCGGAGGGGAAATTTCTTACATTGTTGCCGTGGGACGTGAAACCTCTTCAAGAAATTCGCGGACAACTTATGGTAAAGTCTATTTCTCTATTGACAGGTTTTGGGAAAGCAATGCAAACAACCCTGTCTCTGATAATCTTATAGATACAGACAAAAGCCTTTCGACTTCTAATGGATCAGCCCCAACAATTACATGGGCCATTACCACCGACGCTGGCATTGATAATGCCGCAAAAAATGTCTACTTAGCTATTACCGTAGACAACCCATTTACAAACACTATTCAGACCAACATTACCGGGACAATCTCTTATCATACTTTATCTTTTTCAGATGTAACACTTTCTTAAACCTCTTAGCCCTACTCTCTAAAATGCTTGGCTTATTAAAGAAAGACCACCTTTCTTTTAATAGCAAACACTACTATTAAAAGCTGGGGGTTGGTAGTCCATTGGTAAGGACAGGCGGACAACGCACCTAGAAAGTCGGTTCGATTCCGGCACGACCCTTGGCTTAGTAGTAATGTGGTAGGGCAGCGAGTTTGCGGCTCCTGCCCCTGGCCTCTACGCGCTCGCTGACGAGCTTGAAGCTTTTGCTCAGTAGTCACCTTCTCTAGTCAACTTCTAATTTGATTCAAGTTTGAAGTTGGCCAGTCCACGTCACTAGGCGAACAACCGGCCTACTCAACTGGTTGCACTCCTACTAACCTGCTACTGAACACGGTTTTTACCATGGCCACCAACTTTGTTTGGGGTATCAACACCCTTGAGCGCGAAACCGACGACGGCTTCGTTTTTACCGCTCACTACACCGTCAACGCTGAAGACGGCACCTATTCGGCTGGTGCGTACGGCAGCATCGGCTTCCAGCGCCCCGACAACCTGATTCCGTACAACAAGCTCCAAGAGGACATCGTGATCGACTGGGTCAAGGAAGCCCTAGGCGGTGACGAAAAGGTTGCCGAGATCGAGGCAGCCCTGCAGCAGCAGATTGACGAGCAGCGCAGCCCTAGCAAGGCTGCAGGTGTGCCATGGGGTTGATCCTTATGTGTGCTGCATCACTGCTAGCCATCGCCATTCTCGGAATGATGGTCTGGCAGTGGTGCCACACTTCTGATTGGCAAGATCGCTATTGGTGACGATCAACGCAAAAGGGTGGCAGGTGGCCGGTCCTCACGCGGTGCCGGCCTCGCCGCAGCCTGCCACTGCGGATCGCCTAAACGCCTCAAAAGGGTTTAGGTGTCAAGCTTAGCAGGTGGCTAAGCTAATGGCATGATCGAGCTGATCGCTGCTATCGCCGGGGCGTCGATCTCCGTTGCCGCGATGGGCGCGATGGGATTTAGCCGCCGCAATGATGAGGCGCGTGATGCTGTGATCCGGCTTACTGCTGCAGTGGAGCACATCGCCACGCAACTGGAGGTGCTCCATGGCGACATCCGTGCCGATCGTCAGGAGACATTCAAGCGCCTGAATGGGGTCGAGCAAAGGGTATCTAAGCTAGAGGCACGGCCGCTTGCTTAGCCATGGATCGCATTGCTGATTACGTTGCTTTAGCAGTCGCTATTCATGGCGTCGCGTTGATCGTGGTCAACTTGACGCCAACACCAAAAGACAACAAAGCACTAAGAAAAACCGCCAAACTTGCGGTCAAGCTTTATAGGGCTATTGAAGTGCTTGCTGGTGTTGTCACTCCATTGGTTAAGCGATGATCAAGCTATCCGACCTATTCAAGTACTACAAACACGGCACGCCACACCAAATGGCGGCCATCTCTGAATTAGAGGCTGAGCTATTAAAGGTTGCGCCTGAAGTCTTTAATAGGGATCAGCCTTGGTACAAGACTTGGCAGGCTGGCGGCAGGCTGCATAATTATGACCCAGCCATAAAGCTCATTAAAGAGTTCGAGGGCGTTCATCTCAGTGCATACCCGGACCCATTGCACGGATGGGATGTTGCAACCATCGGCTATGGCACCACGCGCTACCCAGATGGCCGCAAGGTGCAACGCGGCGACAAGATCACCGTGATTGATGCCGATCAGTTGCTGACGATTGAGGTGGAACGCATCGCAGCAAAACTGCGCAACAGCGTGCCGTTTTGGAATGAGATGACAGGCAACAAGCAATGTGCGTTGATCTCCTTTGCCTACAACCTTGGCGCCGGCTTCTACGGCAGCACTGGTTTTGAGACGATCAGCAAATGCCTTGTTGGCAAGGACTGGCAGGCAGTGCCAGCAGCAATGGAGTTGTACCGCAACCCAGGCAGTGCCGTAGAGGCAGGCTTGCTGCGTCGTCGCCGCGCAGAAGGCAGGCTATGGGCTGGTGAGCAGCAGCAGGATCCATCCAAGCTGTCACCCAATAGCGCATTTACAGCTCGCATTACGCCGCACGTGCAGCTTGGTGAGTTTGCGCTATTTCAAGAAGCACGGCGCTTTGACCATCAATACCAGCTCGACACGGCAGCAGAGCTAGCGGCATTTCTTGAGCGCGCACGTGTCAAGTTTGGCGGCAAGCCTGTGGTCATCACCAGCGGCTATCGCCCGCGTGCCATCAATGCAGCGGTAGGTGGCTCCAGTGGCAGCGAGCACCTATACGATGCACCTGACGTTGGTGCGGTTGATTTTTACATCCGTGAGGTCAACATCAATCACGTGCAAGAGTGGTGCGATCAGAACTGGCCGTATTCGCTCGGCTACGGCGCACCTAAGGGATTTGTGCATTTAGGAATGCGTCGCGGCAAGCCAAAGGTACGATGGGATTATTGAAGCCACTGCGTGGATCACTGCATTGATGGCGCAAACCTCATCCCAAAACGCAGTGCAAAACATAGATTCAGGCAGCAAATCTTTGAGGCATGGCAGCATCAATGCGCCTACTGCGGAGATGCAGCTGACACGTTAGATCACGTCAAGCCGCGCCATAAAGGTGGCGCTACTGTAACGACTAATCTTGTGCCAGCTTGCAGGCCATGTAATCGAAAGAAGGGCAGCGAAGAATGGCAGCAGTGGTTCAATCAGCAGGATTCCTATCTGCTAGATCGTGAGCTTGCTGTGCTGCATTGGATTCAAGCATCTGATGATAGAACACCCTAGCTTGCCATTCTTGCTGGTGATCTTTACACATTCCCGCTAGGCAGACCCTCCAGACATTCCCGACTTTCTGTATTGTTGGCGCCAAGGGGGGTGCCTGCCAGCGGGTTGCCTATCAGCATACGAAGGCGGCTGATGCCACGCCTTTGTATTTCGCACATGCGCGCACGTGATAAACCCATGCGCTTTTCTAGGTCATTCCATGGCACTGGATTGCGACTGTTGCGTGCGTAGATGATTTCACGAGTGCGATCATCTAAATGTTCATCGCAATAGTCGCGCACTGTTTCAAGTTGCCAATCGTATTCAACGTCGTACTGTCTTTTATCGGCAATGATGTCAAGAATGTTAGATGATTCATCCTGCGCAGGCTTATCAAGGCTTGTGACCCGATACGACTGTTGCAATGTGTCAGATATCACCTTAGGGGTCACATCAAGCACTGCGGCAAGCTCCGCCATGGTTGCTGTGCGTCCGTGCTCTTGCGCAAATGTCTGCGCTGTCTTGTTGAGCTTGATCAGCATTTCATGGACGCCAAGCGGCAGCCTGATGATTGGGTCGTATTGAATCAATGCACGCCCGATGGATTGGCGAATCCACCAGTAGGCGTAGGTGCTGAATTTGTATCCGCGAGTGTAGTCAAACAGTTCAACAGCGCGCGCAAGGCCGATGTTGCCCTCCTGGATCAGGTCCAACATGTCAAGCGTTTGCGTGTTGCGCTTGCTGTACTTGCGTGCAACATGCACCACCAGCTGCAGATTGGATTGCATGAACTTTTGCCGCGCGCGCTCACCGCTGCGTAGTTCGCGGCGTTCTTGTGTCGTCAAAGGTCTTTCAAGATCCTTTAATTCTCTCCATTTTGAGACGCGACGGCCAAGTTGTATCTCTTGTTGCGGTGTGAGTAGTGGATACCGCGCGATACTGTTCAAGTAGTCGCCAATAGCGTCAGACATGGAGAATCCGTTAGTGCATACAATGGAAGCACAATTCCACGGTGCTGCCAATGCTGCGCAGCTACGTGCGTTACATGCTGCAGCAGATTGGGGCGGACTGCTGGAATATGCGCTGCTGCTAGCCGAGCAAGAAGCAAGCCAGCGGTCTCAAATCCACTGGCTTGCGCAGGAAGCTTCGGCAGCGTTGCGGACTGGTCTAGAACAGTGGCACCTAGATGCCGCTGAAGAACTGCTTCGAGGCCGTCGTCGTGATGTCTGAGTTGTAATGGCCTGTGACGCTGTAGCTGGTCACCGGCTGCTGGCTCATGCGGAAGAACACCATCTGCCCAATCTTTAAGCCAGGCCACAGCGGCAGCGGCAAGATCTGACGTGAGTTCTTTAGTTCCAATGTCAGCACGCTGCCGTGCCAGCCCGGATCGGCGTAACCGGCGTGCAGATTTTCGTAGCCTTCCCTTGCGCGGCTTGACTTGAGGAAGAACAGGCCGGCAATGTTCTCCGGCATGTGGAACACCTCAATCGTCTGCGCAAGGATAAACTGCCCTGGCTTGAGTTCGTACGGATTTTCCGCCGTGCGTCCCGCAATGCTGAGCGGCCGCATGTTTAGGTTTTCGGCAGATTCGATCATGATCGTGTCACCAAGCCGTAGGTCAAGGCTGGCAGGATTGATCAATGCCTCGTCGTAGTTTGGCACCATGCCATCGGTGCACAGCGCTTTGATCTCGTAGTCGCAAAGAATGGTCATTGGTTGAGTGGGTACTGGGCTTCAAGCTCGGCGGCAATGGCAAGTGTGGGGCCAAGGCTTTCAAGCCAACACAACATGCACCAGTGCCCTTCGTGGCCTTCGATGTCGCTGCTGATGTAGTACTTGTGCGTGCCGTGCTTGGGGCAGACGACCTGCTTTTGAGAAATCTTGAGATTCAGAAAGTCAGTCATTGAGTTGCTCCAGTGCGCGGCGG